CTTAATGAACTTACCGAAACGTGTTTCGTAAACACTGGTAGCGAACGCGGCTGACTCCGGGAAATGGCAGACAATAAACCCGTCATTCTTTACAATGAATTCCGATTCCTGATCCGGTCTAATTTCGTATTCCAGAAAATACGGATTCATAATACTAACACTGTTGGCAAGAAACCAAACAACCGTTTTGTCTTTGTACCGGTCAACGGTGGAATAGAAGTTAGTGAAAATGGTTGCCTCATCAGGCAGATAATGTAACGCACCGTTCTCGATAATAAACTCATCAAAGATAATGGTTTTAACATGCTCATAGCTAACTGACTTCTGTGTCTGAGCCGTGGACAAGGTAACAAAATAACCGATAGTGCGCCATTGACGTTTCTTTGAATCCCGGGTGCGAGCCGGTGCGGTTTGTGCCTCCGGTCCAACAACACGAAAATCCCACTTAGGGAACAAATGCGAAATGTCAGCAAAGAAAGTATTACGGGCGGGAGTCATTTCTGTTTTGTACCGCCGCAAATAAATGAACTGGTCACCCTTATAAATCGCCGCTTTGATAGCTCGACGTTTCGCCCCATACGTTTTACCGATACCACGCCCACCGACAAGAAAGTTATAAACACCGTTATAACTACACACTTTGTCGTAAACGTAGTAAGGGTGTCTAGGCATTAACTCAATCCTTCTGATCTGACAAGCGCGTCAAAATCGATGTTACCATCATTCCAGTAACCGTGAGAATGATTGAGCCGATACGAAATATGCAAATGTGCGCCGTAGTAATGATCGGAACCGTAACCGGACGCACCTGATTGGGCAATATGTTGACCTTGTGTAACATGGTCGCCCACATTGACGCCGATAACAGACAAGTGCAGATAGTCAGCGCCGGAACCATCATCGTTATCAATGTGAATGGTTCGCCCTCCCCCTCCCCCAGGGTTTGAATCGGCATCGGTGACCACACCAGCAGACACCGCCCACACATCGGAACCATATGCAGCGGTGTAGTCGGTGCCCGGGTTGACACTCCCACGCGCAACGTGGATAGCGAACGTGTCACTAACATTGTGCACAGCACACGGAAAGATCACCGCGTATGTTCCGGGCGGCGGTGCGGTACCGGTGCCCGGTGTGCTCCCCGATGGTGGTGCACCGCCCGCGTCACCTTGTCCACCGAGAACCCAGTATCCGCCCACGGCAGGATAGGCAAGTCGTGATGAGCCGGAGGCGGGCATCACATTGATTAGGTTTCCTTTTGGCATCAATGTGAGTTTTGCTCCCGCATAGGTGCCTAAATAGAGTCCGCCTAGTGTGGGGTAGCAAGTGGTCCGTGTCCCATCATCCCATTCAACCACACGATTATTACCGTATGTGTTGATTTTGATTGCAGATACCATCTAACTACCCCACACCGTTTAGGAGCGAACACCAATCAATGACGCTACGGCTTTAGCATAGTCCCTATATCCGGTGTCGCCAGGGTGCACACCGTCCGATGAAATGAGGCCAAAATATCCGGCCTCATTGTAATCAACCCACCTGTCGAACATGTCGAGCACTCGCACATTCTGAGAACGTGCAATATCGTACGCAGCATTAACGTACAGTGTTGCACCATTAGTGGTGTCGTAATAGTTTGCGCTAGGCGGCTGCGAAATAAGCATGACTTCAAGACTACCGGAAAGGGATTGCACAATGCCCAAAAGGTTAGCTTCGAAAGTTGTTGGCGCAGTACCATTATCAGTGTTTGGGTTATGTATTGCGTCATTAGTACCCAAACCGACAATGGCAATATTGAAACCGTTAGGGTTTCTTCCCGATGCACGTGCGGCCAATGTCTGAGGAGACTTCCAATCGGTAGTAATCCATTCTTTAGTGGATGAACCGGAATAGCCAAAGTTATCAACAACAAAGCCAGCAGCGGAGTAGCAGTCAACACCATGCAGCGCAAACGATGCACCGGTTGTAATTTCCACGGTATGTGTTGTATTAGCTAGGCCACTGTAAACCGCTGACCCAATTGTATTACTTCCACCAATCGGTGTAATTGTTGAGTCGTGGACAGGAGCTACACCGTCAATAAGTACCGTGGCAGGGTTTCCGATATCGTTAAACCAATGAATTTCAATAGCCGTGCACGGTTCAACCGTTGTATAGGTTGCGGTGCTACCGGAGGCGCTAGAGCGTGCACCAAAAATATAACCGCTAGATGCGTATTGGAAATCCCATGTTCCCGCGAAACTCCAACGGGTGTCAAGGATTGCAGCATCGTAACTTGACGGAACAACAAACCCATCACCAGCGCATACCAGGCCAGAAGATTTGAGCAATTCTTTAAGTCGATTGGGGTATGAAATAGTTGGTGTAACCGTTGCGGGAGATAGTCCCTTAGTTATACTGTCCCCAATTGCAACGAATCGGGTTAGCTTGTTGGGTGTTGCGGCGCTAGCAAGCCCTGCCCGTGCGCGTTTACCGTTTAATGCGTTAAAGTTGTATACGCTAGTTGTTTTGTTGAACTTGATATTGTCGGCTGCGTTTGTTGCACTGGTGGCGGCTGCGGTTGCGCTTCCGGCTGCGTCGGTTGCACTGGAAGCGGAGGCGGTTGCGCTTCCGGCTGCTGCGGTTGCACTGGCAGCAGCGGCGGTAACATCAGCATTAGCCGCGTTGATTGCGGTGTTTAGAGAACCGACTAGCGTGTTTACCTGAGTTACCAGCCCGTTAACATCAGTGTTATTGGTATTAATTGACGCGTTAACTGCTGTAATGATCGATGCTACTTCAGTATTCCAGGCGCCCTGTAGCGACGTCATATTGGCATCAATGGACGGTGAAAGGGTATTCTGTAGCCAGTCACGCAAACATTCTTGAACCTCAAGATAGGTAAGACCGTCACGATACGTGAACGGCTGAATGTTCGTGTACGGGTCTGCGAGTAGCGGAAAACCGGTAATGGCGGACACAAAGGCCGGTGATGTTACTAGGGGAATATCACTCATTATTGTCTCTTTTCAGTTGTAAGGGTGACCGGTTAGTAGCTGTATGCGTCGCCAGTATCCCACACTAGCATAAACAAATCCTCTAGCGCGTTGATGACTTCCATGTCGATATTCAGGAGCGAGTCTCTATACCGCATGACCAGTTCGGATGCAACACCCTGATAACCAGTCACCGTAACCTCACCGGTACCGGTCGCATCCCCCGTGTCTGTCGAATCATTCGTTGCGTTCGCAGTGCTGTTAGCGTCACCCGATGCATCGGTTGCGGAGGTGGCATAATCCGCGTTACCTTGAAGCATTGTTTGCGGAGTCTCACTGTTCACCGTGCGCCCCGTGGTTTTGTTATCACTGGTGGTTGCGTTCGTGGCATGGTTGACGCGCGTGTCGTGAGTGGTCGAGTTAGATTCTGTCTGCAAATCAACCGTGTTCAATGCCGTATACGGGATTTGCTCCGACAAATACAGCTTATTAAAATACGGCATAATCTCATTCATACGCCGACGCATTGCCAACTGAAACATCGGGATAGACTCTAGGCCGATTTCCCGATTCCAATAATGGTCAATGATTTTACCGGTAAGGACCGGCCGGTGTGCCTCATCAAAGATGGGGTAATACTGCAAACCAATGTTACCGCCAGTGAGAACACTAATACCCTGAGTGAGGCCAGTGTCACCGATGGTGGTTGTTCCTCCGGTGAGGGCGATAACTTCTTTCAGTGGAAGGGTAAAGCTAGGCATTATTCCTCATCCTCATCCGGCTCAATAACATCATTCTCACTTGCATCATTAGTGCAATACTCAACCGAAACGTTAAGACCGTATTTCTTATTGATCTGATCGGCGGCAACCTGACGAGAATTCAGGTTAACGTTACGCATCATATTAGTTTGATCGTTGTTAGCGTCAACCTCATTAGACACCAGACGTTCTTTCTTATCCTGATTAGCGTTATCAATACCAAGCAACCCCATGCACTCATTCCAAATACGAGTACGCGCAATATGCATATTGATAACCTGGTCAGGGTGCACACCCAAATCAAGTGCGGTAATGTTAAGGTCACCAAGCGCAGCATTAACACTGATGTAGTTCATACCCTCATCAAGTTGACGGTTGATATTAACCATGCTCAATTTGTTGTTTTCAGCAGCCGCAACAATCTTTGTTTGCCGCGCGCTTTGCGCATTAATCTCAACCGTACGGTCGAATTCAGCCAGACGGGAGGCATACACCGTGACAATGTCCAGGTCAGGGACACGTACATAGTTCGCCCAAATCGGCACACAGTCTTTCGCGCTGAGCGTTGACTTACCGCGCCACTGATTACCGAACACCCTAAACGCGGTCGGCTGTTGAATCATATTCAAAGCACCAGCAGCACCACCCTGCATCGCAAAATATTTGTCATAGTCGTCTGAGTAAAAGAACACTGACAGTGCGTTATAGAACAGGGAAAGTTCTAAGAATCGTACGTCAATCTCATCCGGCAACCCTGACCATTTGAACCGGTTCGCGGCAAGCTCGGTAAGGATACGCACATACATACGTTCAATAACGGCTTTACGATTACGTGATGGGTTCGTGGCAAACTGTGTGGTCCCGAACCGGCGCACCGCGTAACCGTACCTGAGCCAAAACTCACCAACAACAGCCATAGATGCGTGATCGATCATTTTCACCCGCGCCGACAGTTTCGCGTTATTGTTCAGAATATTCATGGCATCCCCGCCAACCTGACCAATAATCGACGGTGGAGTCATTTGGATATCCTGAACACGCGCATTCAACCCCGCAATAGTGTTTGAATAGTCACCGCGTGCAGAGTAATCGGCAAGGTTCTTATTCGTGTCACGCACATAACCGGCATTCTGATTACCGTACTGTGTACTGCGGTTTAGTGCGTTAGCGCTAACCGTAGTTGATTGCGCATTAGCGGAGGCATCAATACCTGCACTAATTGCACCAAGTGCGGCTGATGCTGCACCCCCTGCAATGCCAGCAGCACCGCCGCCGATGCCGCCTAGAATACTTCCTGCACCGCCTAGCATGGCTTTGCTTTGCATGAGGTTTTGTTGAATTGCGCTTTGCGAATACATGGCAGCTTGACTGTTACCGGAAAGCTCCGTGTTCAAAGCCATGCCGTGTGTCGCCTGGTCATAACCAACTTGATTAGCGTTGAGTGCGCGTTGTTGCGACCAGTCAGCAGACTTGTAACCGTACGCGATACTGTGAGCGTTCGACGCCATATAATCAATCGCCATGTTATTAACAATGGCCAGGGTGGGAAGATTACTCATAACCGTCTGAACATCCAGGAAGTCTCCGAAATCATCACCCTCCCAATGGTTAGAATCAACACCAGGAATAAGGTTATCGGTACCGCTCCCAGGCAACGCATTGTACTTGTACGGGGCAACCGCCACCCGCTGATTAGGCGGAAGTGGGTTGATGCGTTCAACAACCGTGAGCGAATCATCAGCCCACGATTCCGGTTTCAAAATCACCGGAGTACCTGAATACGTGGTCAACTCAACCACCATATAGGGGTAAGTCATAAACTTTGACAGGTTGGCGTAACGGTCAGGGATGTAGCTGGCAATTTCTGCACCATTACGCCAGTTCGGATAAATGTTATACAGCACCGGAGCCAACACCTGAGTCGGTGCCAACACCGGCGCACCAGGCGTAGCACTATACGCAAAGTCATGAATGTAACGCCTAACCGGAGGGATAACACTGATGCTGATAATGCACGCAGTCAACCACGGATACGCGGCAAGAGACGACATACACAATTCAAAGTCATTAGTCAAACCATTGAAAACGTAATAGTTAGCACCGGAGGGTAGGCCGAAGAAGTTACCGCCGCTAGCGGACTCCAAATGCGGGGCACTCTCAGTGCCCGGATTGGCCAGCAGGTTAGCGGTAGAGACAACCAAAATGTCGAATGCGTGTGCACCACCATCAACACCGGAACCTCCCCACACCGGACCCTGATCGTAAGACAGGATCGGTACATCCCGTTTCATCACCATTTGGTATTCGGAGCCAATGTCTAAACCCTCAGGGATAGTCAGATAGTCGCGACCATAGTTGTTGTTCCGGTTACTGTTAGCAACCCCGATATGTCCGCGTTCAATGTAGCATTGACCAAACGTTACCTCACTGTTAAACGTCTGCCACACATCCAATTGGATAATAAGTTGTGTGGTGTTAGGTGCCAAATACTGAACATCAGTAATGAAGTAGTAGTAGGTTTTCTGCTGGTCTTTTGCGAACGGCTGCAAAGGGTTGTTGGCTCGCAAATAGTTGTACTGGTATGCGGCATTGAATGGAACATCAATGCGGATAGGCTGATTAGGTTTCGCATATGACATTGAATTAATCTGAACCGACGCGCTAGCGAGTCCATCAATGTACGCATCCAGTGCGGTAGGGGTAGCAAACTTGACGATATCCCTGTAATCATTATTCCAGGGAACATTACAAAGGGTTACTACGGTGCCCTCAGTCCACAAAGAATAATTGAAATCCAAACCGAATTCATACGTGTTAGGTGCCCCGGTTATCGCGTTAACCATATTCAG